TCGTCGAACCAGCATTCACCGTCCACGATGTAGCCATTTGATTTCAGCTCGCGGAATTTGGCATTAATGCCGTCGACAATGTCACGGATGAGCGATGCGGTAATGGGCTTATCGACCGCCCACATGTGCGCCTCGGCCATCGTGTCGGCTAGCACCTGCGCGGTGCGGGTGTAGTTCTCAAACAGGAAAAGTGGGTCATCAGAACAGGTGCGGTTACCCCAAAAGCGGAAACCATCTTTACGCACCAGCGTCGTGACCCCGGCCTCGTTGAGCAGGTCAGCATCGGTGCCGGATGCCTGCAAATCCCAAAAGACTGATGCGCTGATGCCGGTGACACCCTGCACGCCGACGTTAGACAGGGTTTTGTGCCAGCCGACAGTCTGGTCGATATAGGCGCGCAGGCCGAGCGCCCGCGCGGTGGCGTAGGCTGTTGCGGTGGCGTTAGTGGTGGTATCCCATGCGAGGAAATCAGGCCAGATGACCATCAGTTCGCGCTGGCTGAAATTATCGCGGTATTTGATGGCGTCTGAAATGGTCTTACAGCCCCATGCGCTGACATAACCAAAGGCGCGCAGACTGATACAGACTGACGCGAGTGCGGTTGCGACTTCCTGCGTATCGAGACCCGGCACGCCGAGAATGCGCGGCTTAACGCCGGTGACGGCTTCGGCAGTCAACAGCGCTTTGATACCGGTGTATTTACCGCTCTCATCCGTGCCGCCGATGATATTAGAAATGGTCTGCGCTTCGGCGTCGTCTCCGGTACCTTCGGCAACACGCACGACAACGGTGACGGGTTTTGACTGGTCGGCGATGGCCTGCAGGGAGGCAGACAACGTGCCTTTTTTACCGGCTTTCGCAATGGCGCTCTGCACATTGGTAATCAGTACCGGCTCGTTGAGGGGGAATGTCTCGGCATCCGCATCGCTGGCCGTGCAGACCATGCCGACGATTGCGGTTGCAACAGTGGAAATGACGCGGGTGCCGTCGTTAATCTCAAGCACCTGCACGCCGTGGTGAAAATCACTCATCCGGTTAACTCCGTGGTTAGTGGGCGAGTGTTATTGTCCTGGCTGGTCTGGTGAGGGGCTATTTATCGGCGATGGATAGCCGATGGCACATAAACAATTCATAAAAAAGACGGGCATCAGCCCGCCATTCTTTCAAAGGTTGGTTTGGGAGATGGCTCAGGGCGGCTAATCAATATACGTGCGTTTACGTCATCGGGAACCTACGTTCCCACTCCGGGAACAAAGAAAATCAGGGTTCGCATTATCGGCGGCGGCGGTGCCGGTTCTGTAACGACATACGCCAACGGAACATCGGCGACAGCTGGCGGTCATGGTGCGCGCGGTGAAGTTATTGTGGAGGAATACGCATAATGGCTAATTACGCTTTAATCAGAAATGGTGTCGTCGGGAATGTGGTTATCTGGGATGGTGAAGGCGATATTTTCGCTGATTACACCACGGTCATTATCGACGGACTTAACGCAGGCATCGGCTGGTCATATGACGGAAAAACGTTCACCGCTCCGCCGGTGCCGGAACTGACCCGTGAAGAATATGTCGGACAGGCAGAATCCACAAAAGCCGGGTTGCTCTCTTCAGCGCGGACGACAATCAGCATCTGGCAGTCTGAATTGCTGCTGGGATCAATCAGTGACGCAGATAAAGCCAGCCTGGTCGCCTGGCTGGCTTATATAAAAGCGGTGGAAGACATCGACACATCAACTGCGCCTGATATTAACTGGCCGGAACCTCCGGCTGAGTAGGCCATTCAATATTGGGGGCCGCTGAAGTGTCAACCCGCATCAGCAGCACCCGGTATTTTTTCCACTCAGTGAGCGCGGTAGACTCTGCATCTGTAGCAATGCCGAGATCAACAGCATCCTGCAGTGGAGCAATCTCGGTATCGGCCACAGCCCGCAAACCGGACCGCATAACAGCCGCGTCAGCGACGTGGTCAATCACGGGGTCAGATAAATACGGCAACCCTGGGCCATTTGGCGTAATGTTTTTTCCGGCACTCTGTCCGTTAATTAATTCACTGTACAGCTCTGCCGTTATTTCAACGGCGTCTGGTGGCAGTGATTTGTATTTTTCGCCATCCGGGTACAGTCCGCCGGTCTCCGGAGAATAATAAATCGTCATAATTAATACCCTATAGCCAGATAGTTATACGCAACGCCGCTGCTGCTGGGTGTGCCCTCTGCGCTGGCGGAATAAATGGAGATTGTCGATAATGTTGTGCTGGCACCGGCAAACCCACTGGGTGAAGCCGATGCTCTGTTTGTCACCAGATTACACAGCACTGCTTTCGGGAACGCTTTGGCGAAGGACCGCGTGACAGAACCATTACTGCCGGTTGAGCCTGTTCCCCAGCAGAGCAACAGCATTTTTTTCGCGCCCGATATCACAAGTGGAATTTCTGCGTATCCGGTATCTTCCAGGCTACCACCTCCAACCCCTGCCAGAACCAGATCCGACAAACCAAGGTATTCGAGAATAGCGGCGACATCTTTCCCTGACAGGTCTGTTAGCGTCTTATCCAGCGGCTGCTTATTCGCCAGTTCCCCGGATACAAGGGCGGCAATAACCGCCTGCACAAACCCCGCTGTAGCAACTTGTGTATCATTTGCTACGACCGGCGGCGTGGGTGCTTTTGGCTTGCCGGTAAATGTCGGGCTGTCCTTTGTCGCATATTGTGAATGCGGGTCAGCCGCCGCAAGGTGTTTAGACATCAAGTCATCGACATACAGTTTCAGCTCAATTGCCTTGTCATCGGCATATTTTCGGGTTGCCAGCACAACCGACGGGTCAATTTTCAGAGTAATAGACGACGTGCTTGACACAATCAGAATCATGCGAATGGTCTGCGTGCGTCCGCTTCCCTCCTGCAGTTGCGGCTTGTAGGTCTCAGGGCAGTTCGCCACGGCAATAAGAATGCCGTCGTCATCGTAGAGACCAATCTCGCGGATCCAGAAACCACCCTCATTCTCGGGAATAATCTGTTCCGCAATAATCTGGCTGGTATTGGCCGGGTCAACGGTCAGCAGGTTCAGCGGTGCGATACGC